ACTTTTGCAGGGGTGTGAAGAACCTCGGCCCGCCTGCCCGGCCGGTGCGGCGCCCCAGCGCCGCCTGATGCCCGCTTTCGGGGCAGCGCTGGTGGTGTTGGGCCTTGTGTATATTTGCGCCGCCTGGTATGAACGCCAACTTGCCACCGATATTGCCATTGGCATGGCAATTCAGGCGTTTGGGCTTATTCTGCAGGGTGCGGCGGGCCTGTTTGAAAAGGCCTCGGGGCACCGCAGGCTGTGGCGCGCAAATTTCGCCCTGTGTACCTTTGTGCCCGCCAACCTTTTGGTGACAGTTCTGGTGCGCGGATACCCGCGCCCCTATTTCAGCTTTGGTGTGCTGACGCTGGGCGGGTTCTTTCTGGTTTACGGGGCTGTCAACGCATGGTTCTGGTGGAAAACGCGCGGTTGAGGCCGCGCAGCGGCCTGCGTTGTGTTGGTTTGGGCTCAGAAAAAGGGCGCGCGGCATCGAATGCCAACCACCGATAAGGAAGTATTGAAAACAAACTAACTTAATGGCTGGCAGACAGGTTGCGGCAGAAAGCGGATAAGAGGTCAAAGACTTCTTATCCGCTTTTTCTATACCGCATGGAACAATAGAACAGCATTTTTGCACTTCCGAGGGATATGATATTACTCGCTCTGTTTCTTCCCTTTGCAAGCCGCATAAATCAAGGCTTTTTGCCCTCCTAATTATCCACACCGGTATAGCGAATTGTTACGCAGTAGACCGCCATTTTTGAGGGCAGAAATATAAATGCTCAATTATTGTGTTTTCAAGTTTGAAAAGCCATATAGCGCAAGGCTTTATTGCTCCCTATCGCGTAACATATCATCATGTGTTGAGGACGCAATCGGTCTATCCGTTTGCGCACTTTTGATTACCAAATAGCATAGGCGGAAAAAGCCGTCAAGGACGCAAAGCGCGAAGTTTATCCTTGACGGTTTTTCACTTTTGCTATTAAAGATATTTGCTTAAAATAGTTTTTCTTTTTGTTTCAACTTCTTCCAAATCAACGTACAATTTAGATATTGCATCTTCCAATGGCTTTATTTGTACGATAACATTCTCTTGTTCATCAACGGGTGGAACTGGAATACTGAGGTTTTTAACCCGTTCAATCGAAGCTCTATAACTCCTTGAAAACTTTATTTCAGAGCCTGCGCTTTCCAATGCCTTTGATAAATACCTCGGAAGTATGTCGTTATCTTTAACTCTTAAAACGCCACAATGATCTGTTGGATAAAATGGAGTATTTTCTGGGATATAATTGACCATCCAATCTCCATCAATCCCCCAAAGAATAGATGGAACACTAAAATCAGTTATCAACAGTTTATCTATAGTTCCAAATGGTTGTAGAACATTTGCGCTAAACACAGGGATTGCCCCATCAGAAACAAGTTCGGTTTTTAAAACCCGTTTTCCAATAGATAGATCAAATTTTGACTTGTCTGATAACCGCACACGCTTCACAGCCCGTAGTTTAAGTTCGCTAAGTAAAGTTTCAATTTTTGATGAATTATGGCTTATTTTATGCTTTATTGCTGCCGCTTCTTTTTCAATAGTTTCTATCTCATCAACAATTTTATGTTGTATTTCTAAGGGAGGAATAGGTATTTTTATTTCAGCAACAGTTGATAAGGCTAATTCGATCTGTCCACTTTGCCCTGTTGCCATTTTTTCGATATTTTTAAATCCTATCGTTGCAAGCGTATACAGAGCATATTTAGGTAGAACTTTTTGTTGATTAAGCCTCAAAATCGTTATATGGCTATCAGCAACATAATCTCCCTCCAAATCAAACAAAGTCACTCTACCAGCTGTACCGACCCCTGTAGAATTAATTAGTAAATCTCCTCGCTGCAAATTTCGTTCATCAGCAGTAAAACTATCGTCAACATAGTACTTCTGGGTAAAATCAAATTCTGTATAGCCACGCGCTTGACCAGATTTAATCACTTGAGTATTTGCAGTACCATAGGTTACAGATTTTCCGCGCTGAAGCATAATGGAGCAGTTGCCCAGTCGTTCTAATGGAAACTTATTTAATCCATTCCAAATCAAGGCATAATTTTTCATATTTGGCGTTAGAGAGATGGTTTTCTCAAACTGTATGGAAGAAAAATTAATGAGGTCTACACAAGACATAATAGAAATGTTATCTTCCATACTTTCATCAACAACTGTACTACTTGTTAAGAACGCAGTGTAATTATAACTACTTGCCTTTAACGGATTGAGAACATTTTCCTCATCATAGAGTCTAGTTCCTCCGGACAACATTTTGATACCTTCATGTCCTCTCCGATTAGAAAATTCATAGCCGAGAAATTCCTTTTCAGCCTGCTTCTCGCCCACTTTAATAATAACTGTTTCTTGCATATATGTAAGCAAGAAGTATAAATGTTGCTTCGCACAAAGAATGAGAAAAAGTCGCAAAAAGAATGAGAATTTTACTTCTCTGTCTTACAACAAAAAGAAAAATATGAAAAAGCGTTTACAGAGGCTCACAGCTTGTAAAATGAAAGGTCCCTGCTGCAAAAAGGCAGCAGGGGTTGTGCTTTGTAAACAGTCATTTTCAAGGGATAAAAAAGCCGTTTAACACCTAGAAATTGCAGTATTGTAGAATTCCCTGTTTATCTCGAAACCTACATAATATCGCCCTGCGTTGCGGCACGCCACGGCAGTGGTGCCGCTGCCCATGCAGCAGTCCAGTACAAGCTGGCCGGGTTCAGTATAGGTTCGTATCAAATACTCGAATAGAGCGACAGGCTTTTGCGTGGGATGCAGGCCCTCCCGTTGACAGGGAAAGGTGAGTACCTGCCGGGGATAGTTTGTATACTTCTGCATGCTGTCTTTTTCCAGGCCACCCGTTCTGTATATGCCAGCTGCAGTATATCGCCTGCCTTTGGATTTGATGGGTTTTTCCAGGGCCACCAATCCTTGTGGGTTGTATACTGGTGCCTGCCGGTAAAACACCACTATATCCTCCACACAGCGCAGCGGTTGGTATTTTGCGAACGGAAAGCCAGTGACTTGATTTTTGTGCCAATACCAACAATATCTAAAATGCTTTCGGTTACTGCTAATTAGCTGGGTTGTGAATGGTTGTGCAGCTGTAAATACCATGGCGGCACGAGGTTTGGCGACACGATATAGTTGCTGCCACAGCTCAGGGAGAGGGAGCATAATATCCCAGTCCCCATCGGTCGTGCCATATGGTAGATCCGTCAGAACCATATCTATACAGGCATCCGGCAACATGCCCATCCCTGCAAGACAGTCCATATTATAGATTTTATTGTGATAATCCATTGTGTTGCTCCTCTCTGTTGAGAGCAGCCGTCACCACAACGCGAGCGTGCGAAATTCCCCCGGCCTCGCCTCATGCAGCTGCAGGCCGGCATAAAATGCCCCCAGCTGTCAGCCGGGGGTTCTGTTTATTGCTCGCTTTTTTTCTCTTTTGCCTGTTTGTACACCTGATGTACACCCACGCTGGCCAGCGCGCACAGGCCGCCTTGTACAATGGCCGTGAACACCGCCATCACAACGCTCTGCCAGCCGTCCAGTTGGGCTGTAGCCATTACATACATCGCGGCCAAAAACATGCCCACTAAGGCCAGGGTGTAGGGGATATTGGCACTGGGGAAGCGTTTGTCTGCCTTCAGTGCGGCTCCCAGGCCAAACATCAGCGGCACCAGCACGAAAAGCTCAGGTTTAATGTACTCCTGCAACGATGTGATGATTTCTGTCATAATTTTTACCCTCCATTTTATATTGATCGGCATTGGATGAGAATCGAAATATTACCCTTCCAGCGCCGCCTGTGCGGCCTTTATTTTGGCCTCTGCATGCTCTGCGCGCTCTGTTGCGGCCTCGGCCTTTTCCCCGGCCTCCCGGGCCTGTTGCAACGCTGTATCGCGCTCTGCTGTCACACTGGCCAAGCTGTTGCGCAAAGCCTGCGCCTCGGCCTTGCTCGCTTCCAGCTCCGCGCGCAGCGCCTCGATGTCATCCCCCGCGGGCTCGTCCGGTTTTGCTGGTTCCTCCGGCGTCTCTATGTACTCTGAGAACTGCCAGCCCAGCCCCTGCTCATAGCTATATTTTTTGAGCAGTATTTGGTCGCCGTTGCTGAGAGGCCCCACCGTTACCAGGCCATCCCGCGTCACAATGGCAGTGTCGGGGTCAAGCCCGCTGTCCCTCACCCACTGGGTAAGATAATAGCTGATGTCGCCGCCCGTGAGGTTGCCGCCGTCGGCCCCGGTGATAGCCACAGTGCAGCTGCGGCCGGGCGTTACAGCGTCAAACGCGATATTATCCGGTGCAATTTTAAAAGTATGTCCCATATTGTCTTTTGCCGTGCTGCCGAAATCCTTCGCGGCCCTGAACCCTCCGCCAGTGTATACCTGGGTATCGGGGCGCAAAAAGCACACGTCGTACTCGTGCAGCTGGTTTGCAATCACATAAGTA